GGGCGATAAAGGCGACACGGGTTCAACCGGTCCCAAGGGCGATACCGGGGATACTGGTCCGCAAGGCTTAAAGGGTGACACGGGTTCAACCGGTCCAGCCGGTCCAACAGCTGTAAGCACAGACGCAGGTAACACCGCCAGCCTAGGTACAGACTCTAAAATCTACGTTGGCAGCGATACGTCAAAAGTAGCCAAATCAACCGTAACCGCCAAGGGCGATTTAATCGCCGCCACCGCATCAGCAACAGTTACAGCCCTCCCAGTCGGCACCACTAATCAAGTCCTCACCGTTGACGGCACCACATCAACCGGCCTCAAATGGGCCACCCCCACATCGAGCGCCACCGGCGTAGTCCTTACAGGAACGGCATACCCCACGACGGAAGGCAATAACGGGGACTGGTACCTCTACAGCCCCGAAGCCGGATACGGGAAAGCAATACTAATTGGGCCTAAAGCATCCGGCGCATGGCCAACTAATCAAGGCCGGGCGGTGCTGCCCAGCACTAGCGGGCCATGGCTCGCCAACGGTAACGGGGCGGTAAGTAATCCGGGCTCATCAAGGAATAGCGCCGTTTTAGGTGTGACAGCCTTACCGGGTACTTATTTAGGTGGCGCGTGTACGGTGACAATCCCGGCGTGGACGACCCAAACAAACATTACGCGGGACGGTTCGGGCCTTCGCCTCAATTCCTCAGGTTCGGTTGGTTATCTCCATAATCGAACGGGGTCTAATGATAATTATTCCGTAAACACAGCCGACACAATTCTCCAAACCTTTAGCGCAGTAGTAACAACCCTTCCCACTACTTCATCAGTGTATTTAGGCATCGGATACGGAGAACCAAACACAGTATCGGGCTACTTCGTTGGAACTAATTCCTCAGGCGCTTTAACAATCTTCAGGCTAGGCGCGTCAACTACTCCGACAATCATGGCTCAAAACTCATCTAATACGGTGTCAGCTGGGGACCAACTCCACCTAATCAGAACCGGGCGCGTCCTCACCGCTTACAGCACAGCAGGCACCACAGTCCACAGCACGACTACCGCCTTTATTGGTGCTGGCGTTTATGACAACGTTTACCCAACGGGGCCTATGGTGTTCTTTCAACCCGGCGACACGGCCGGCAGATTAAAGGGCTTGGAGACAAACACCTAATGGGAACCTACACAACGCCCGACGGCTGGACCATTGACGGTTCAAGGAAAATGGCAACACGTGGCGAGGATGCCCGCTCAATTAACCCGAACGAGCAATACATGGCGGACGAATTGGACGAAGCCCGCGCCCATAGTGACGCCATCATAGCCGCCGCCCAGTCCCAGCTAGTCGTTCCAACAGTCTCAGGGCCAACTATTGACGCCCTCATCGAGCACACAAACAAAGCCCTCGAAATAATCTTTACAGAATTGGAGAAGTTACAAAATGGCTAGGCGCAAATTGTCCGCCGTTCTGGACTCACTCACCGCCGGGCAGGTATCCATCCCGCCACAGGCGAACCCTTGGGCAGTCGCCGACGCGCTCGCGTCCATCACGTGGCCCGAAATAAGCGCCTACACCATGACCCGCGCCCTAGCCATGACCGTACCGGCCGTAGCGCGGGGCCGTAACCTCATCGCCTCAACCCTCGCCGGCGCACCGATTAACGCATGGTCAGGAACGACGCAAGAAACCACCCCGCAACTATTCGCCCAGCCAGACCCAGACCTCCCCCGCGCCGTGACTATCGCGTGGACCGTTGACGATTTAATCTTCCACGGCGTCGCCTATTGGCTAGTTATGGGCCGTGACATCCTCGGCTACCCAATAGCGGCGCGACGGGTTGACCCGATGCTCGTAGACGTGGACGGGGACGGCATCATCGAGCGAGTCAACGGGGAACTAGTAAACCCCGCCGACGTTATCGTCATCCCCGGACTGCACGAAGGCATCCTAATTTACGGAGCCCGCGAACTTCGGACCGCTTACTCACTCAGCGACGCCGCCCGCAGGTTCGCCAACGTGCCACTCCCAGCCCTCGAACTCCACGACCTCAGCGAGGACGGCCTAGACGCCGAAGGACGCGCCGCATTGGTCAACGACTGGACCCGCGCCCGCGAAGCCTCCGGCGTTGGCTACACCAACAAAAGCCTAGAAATTAGGGACCACGGGTGGAACTCCCGCGACCTCCAGCTAGTGGAAGCCCGCGCCTATGCCGCCGCCGAAGTGGCCCGCATCATGGGAATACCCGCCGCCATGGTGGACGCCGTCCAGTCCGGGGCCTCCGTCACTTACAACAATCTGCAAGACACGCGCCGAGACTTTACCGACTTCTGTCTCAGCACGTACACGGTGGCCATTGAGCAGCGCCTATCTATGAACGACGTAAGCGGGCCAACCACGGTAGCCGTGTTTGACCTTGACGCCACAATCCTCCGCTCATCCTTCGCAGACCGTATGGACGCCTACACCGTCGCCATTAACGCGGGCATTATGACCGTTGACGAGGTTCGCAAAATGGAAGCCGGACAACCGGGAACGGTGACAAAATGACCACAATTTATCTAACAGCTGCGGACGTACAGCCCGCCTCCATTGACGGCCCCGCCCGAACGGTGCACGCCACAATCCTACCGTGGAACAGCACCGCCAACACCTCAGCGGGGCCGACCCTCTTTGCCCGTGGTTCCGTCCAACTCAGCAAACCCGATAACGTCGCGTGGCTTGTCGAGCACGACAGGAACCGCGTAGTAGGTCATGGCACATCGTTCCTCGATACGCCCGCCGCACTATTGGGAACCTTCCACGCGCCCGACACGTGGGACCAAGAATTGACCGCCGCCTCTATGAGGACCGGCTGGTCTGTAGGTGTTGACGTCATCGACGCCAGCGTCAACCGTGACGGCGTCCTCGTCGTCACTAAGGCAACACTACGGGAAGTCTCGTCGTGTTCTGTCCCAGCATGGGACGCCGCCCGAACAATCACATCAGAAGGTGGAAAATGAGCAAGCGCCAAACCCCCCGGACCCTCACAGGGTCACACCTCACCGGCGACGTCCCCACACCGGCCGTCACCGTCGAGGAAATCGCAGCAACGGCAGCCGCGCACGCGGTAGCCGCATCAACCCCAGAACCCGCGCCCGTCGCGGAACAGGAGCAAACCCCCGTGGAAACAATCCAAGAGCCGACATCGGCCCCAGTCGTGGCAGCTGCCGCGTCGCCAATTATCCAAACCACCACCGCCCCACGCCTTGACGTGAAGGCCGCCGCCGCATTGGTCGCACAGGCTAACCGTGGCGAAATCCCTATGGGCCAACTTCAAGCCGCCCTTACAGACATCACCTACAGCGACAACGACGGCACATACCCGGCCACATGGCTCGGCAATCTATGGCAGGGCGTCAACTACCAGCGCCGGTTTATTCCGTCCATTGGTGCCGGTGCCGCCGTTACCTCGCTCAAAGTCACCGGGTGGCGCTGGACCACTAAGCCCGAAGTAGAAGCCTACGACGGCGACAAGAACGCCGTACCATCAAACGCCGCCACCACCGAACCCGTCGAGGTGCCAGTCGTCCGCCTAGCTGGTGCCCACGACATCGACCGCGCGTTCTTCGACCTCGGTTCTAGCGACTACGTCGCCGGCTACTGGGCAGCCATGGCCGAAAGTTACGCCAAACTGTCCGACGAATACGCCGCGTCCGTTCTGCTGGACGAGGCTACCGATGCCGGCGCAGGTACCGGAGCCATGGGCACCATCGTCAAGGCCGCTATGGCAGTCATGGCCGAAGGCACGCCTACCTTTATCGGTATCGGTACGGGTGTCTTTGAGCAAATGGCAGCGACAAACGTCAACGACGCCCTAGCCTTCTTAGGCGGTTCCCTCTCCTTCGACGGCACCGGCTCGCTGGGCAACGTGTCCCTATTCGTTAGCCCCTACATTGGTAGCACGCAGGTGCTCGCCGGTGTACGTCAGGCCGCCACGTTCCACGAACTGGCCCCAGCCTTGCGCGTGCAGGTTGCCAACGTCGCTAACGGTGGACTTGACGCCGGC